GCAGGCTCTGCAGATTTAGCCAATAGTTCTCCTACTTCTTCACCCTCTGCTTGAGCTTGCTTGTTGGCGTTCATTGCGGTGGAGCGCCTATCAGCACTAAAATATTTTCCTACATTTTCAGTGAAGCTCTTGGTAGTCTCCAAGAGACTCATCATATCACCCTTCAGTTTTTCAATATAGATTTCTGCCACAGCCTTAATGTTTTCGTCAGAGAGATCCAGTATGCCATAGTATTCTACGTCCGCAACTGTTCTTAGATCTGCCATGCCAGTTCTAGTAATAGTCCACTGCTTGCCACTATCTTTTCCGCCAGAAGCTTCCATCAGCGCGGACTCTTCTCTCATAAGCCTCTTCTCTCTTTCGTGGAAAGATCCAAAATAGGACTCAGCAACCTGCTGTACCTCTGCGGCTTTAGCTGCATAGAATTTATCGTAGATGCCTCGGAGCTTCTGTAGCGTCTTCTCCTCTTCGTCCTGTATCTTCCATTTGGCTAGCCACTTGTCGAAGCCCGGCTCATTCCCAGCCGCGGCATCTCTTTCCGCGCTGTTCTTTAGATCCACCTGTAGATTCTGTTTAGTCATTAAATCAAACTGCTTTTGTTTTTTCTCTGGGCCGGCCGGTGCGCTACCCTGATCATCAAAAGTGCCTTCCGCGTCAAGGTTCTTATAAAACATTCCCTTACCCTTAGTATAGCCGGGACACTGCTGGAGAATTTCAAACATTTGCAGTCTCCACTCCGGAGAATCCTGCCATGTCTTAACATGCTGTTCAAAGGCGCCGGCGGCTTTACCGAGCAGGGCTGAGTTTTTAGGGGTTGCGGTCATTATGTTGACAACATTCTCGCGAGTGATAATAAAATCAGATATGGCTAACTGAGAAACATTTTCTCCATCCTCTGAGTTCTTGCGAGCAATCAGATATTTAATGGACGGAACACCCGAGCCACCACGAATAAACAGGTAATCTATAAGATTTGTGAAGCTGCCATGAATACCTGTATTGGGACTCAGCAACTTGAGACTAACCGCCTCTTCATCACCTGTTACAAAATCTTCAATAGGAAGAGTGCCTCCCACGCGGCCCGCAATCTGCTTGCCACCGGTGACTGCTGCCATAAAACCTTCAAAAACAAACCCAGCGGAGGATTCACTATAGTCGTTCAGGCATGCTTGCAGTGCTTCGATGATCATCATCATGTTAAGGATGGCATTAAATCTATCGCCAGTCCCTTTTCTTTGGGCGCGCGCTGGGTCAACAAAACTATTAACGTGTTCGATACGCGCCTGAATGCTTGGCTGTCGAGTGATGGATGCAAATATTCTATCAATGTCTTGTCTTGATTGACTGTTGGGATCTCCCCATGCTTCGTTGGGATTGAGCTTAGGAATTGGGATTGACATACTAAAGCGTTCAGCTTCTGCTATCGGCTCCAAGCCGGGTAGCTGGATGTCCATAATCTCTTCGACCATCTCCCTCAATAGATCTAGTTGGGTCAGATGCTCCTCTTGTTCCCTCACTTCAATAAACATATCTTTCATAAAATTTGACATTCTCTTTCCTCTAAATTATAATGTCGGCAATGCCGTACTCTACGGCTTCTTCTGCTGATAAATAGACGTTAACTTTGCGTTCTAACAGATCTTTTAACTGTTTCTTGCTTAAGTTAGTCTCGGCGACAAGGCACTCAATGTACATCTTTTGGATCTGCTCTACTGCTTCCATCTCATTTAAGAGATTGTGCAGGGGGCCATGGTTGCCGCCGATTACAGAATGGATCATGACGCGGCAGTTCTTGCCTATTTCTCGTTTGCCCTTAGTGCCAGCGGCCAATAGAATAACGCCGGCTGACATAACCTTTCCTAAGCCAACCGTGTGTAGCTCGGTTGTTTCTCTGACGTTTCGCATTACATCGTACATTCCGAACATGTCGTCAGCGGAGCCACCGTACGTAGAGATATAAAACTTAATAGGTTTTTTGTCTTTCTTGTTTAGTTTGTTAACCTCATCGAGATACAGCATAGCGTGAATAAGTTCAGCCACTCTCTCCTCAGAGACATCTGAGAACAAGCCAATCGTGCGCAGATCGGGCTCAGACGGCCTTTGTTGGCTCTGCTGTCCCATTAGCATCTCTGCCAGTTCTTCCTCTAGTTCAGCCATATCAACTACCTGAACTTTTTGTTTGGAGGCGCCTTGGCTTTTATCCCCCACTTTTGTTATAATATCTAAAATTTTACCGATCATCCGCCCATCCTCCAAAAATTAAAAGCGTCTTCTTTATTGTGTTGTAAGAATCTCATTGCCGAGCGCCAATCATCAAACTCTAAGTTTTCTCGAAAAGTTGGTGGAGTATTGTTGATAATATCATGTATCGTGCTATTTTTAAAATCTTCCAAATCTTGTTCAAACTTTATCTTGAACTCTTTTATAACTTCTTCGTCTTGTTGTGACTCTTTTAGGTAGCGCTTCATGCTATACTCCGAGACTGCGTACTGTTCAACTATCTTGGCTGCCATCAATAAGTAGGCAACTCGACTTGATTTCAGTAATTTTAATGACACGCGCGTAGCGTTTAAAAAATAAAATGTCTTACACGTAATATAACCAAATATAAATACCAAAGCATGTAGCCACCAAATATCCATGATACTCCTAAAAAATAACCACTGGGGGACCAGTGGTTATTATAATCGCTCGCAAAGCAATTGTCAAATGATTATTTGGTTAATCGTGTCATGATGCGCTCAGCAAGAGCTTCCACCATGTCTTCTTGACGGCCTTTTGCTTGCAGTCGTGCTGCAACACGTTTGGCAACTTCGTTGACAAGGTCTTCTTGGTTTTCGTACACATCGCGCATGCCGGGAAGCTCTTCTTCCTCATCATCCATGGCCATATCGGTGTCCATCTCGGCGTCCATGTCCAGCGCGTCAGCGTCTTCCATGTCATCGTCAGCGGCCATCTCATCGTCCATCTCTGTAGATACCGGTTCACCGAGGACGTCCTCTAGGGCGGCCTCAAGGGCGCCCATAAAATCATCAACAGATACCATGCCACCTGCACCAGCGTCGGCGCCCATGTCCATTTCAGCATCCATGTCGTCCATGCCTGCATCCATGTCGTCCATGCCTGCATCGTCCATGTCCATGTCTGCATCGTCCATGTCCATGGCAGCATCGTCCATGTCTTCGTCTTCATCGCGAGCACCGGGCGCCTCGCCGTACATCTCTTCCATCTTGTCTGCACCGAGTGGTCGGAGTTCCGCCAACTTCATAAAGTTGCGAATCTCGGATTCGGTTAAAAGGTTTTTGCGAGCCATCTTGTTTTTCTCCTTGAAATGAGTCAGTAATAAATAGTTGTGTATTTTGTAAAAACTAGTATTTTTACCAATACTTTGCGCGTTGTTTCATCTTAAGTAGTGCCTTTTGCTCAATTTGCTTTACGCGCGCAAAAGATATATCGAGCCTTTCACCGATTTGCCTTAGGGTCATTGGCCCGTTTTCATATATTGAAATTAAGGAACAATTGTACTCTTCGGCATGGTCTATCCATAGGCGACACTCTGTGTGTGGGCACTCTTGATCCAAATCTTTGCATTTTCGCGAGCAGGGTCGGAGTCCGTCTTTATTCATAACTCGGGATGCTCCTCTGCTATGAGGTCGAAGATATTATCTATCTGGTCTTCCGAAAAGCCTGTATCGCTTAGAAGTTCTGTGCCTTTCTGCTTCAGTTTCTTTGATTTGGTTTTCTTTTTTATAGACTGGGTTTTAATGTCCTCTATAAAGCTTAGGATTCTTTCGTCCTGCTCAAGATAGCCTGAAATAATTGCCCGAAAGAACTGGGACTGCCTTAAATCATCGTGCCTTAACCGAATTACTAATTTAGCATGCCGGTGATCATTTTCTGTAAAGACTACTTTCTTGTTCATCTTTCCGTAGTCAACTGGTTCTTGATCTACCATTTTCTTCCTTTGATGTGGGTGCCGCTTTCTGAAATTCCAGAATTTGTCTGACGAATAAATTTCGCCGTGGCCGCCAATTCGCCTATCGTTCGTGCCCCACTATAGGAGAGGCCTGAGCGAATACCTCGTTCTAAATCTGCCAGGATATCCCCTACAGAACCTCGGTATGGAACGTTGGCGGAGACCCCCTCATGCGATGAGTAGCGGCCGTGCCAGTTGACTTGTGCCTCCTTGGAGGCCATGCCGCGGTAGGTCTTCCATCTTGTTCCGTCTGGCTTCTCAAAAACCTTGCCTGGTGTCTCATCGGTACCGGAAAACAAAGACCCACACATAACTGCGTCGGCGCCGGCTGCAAGGGCCTTGACAATATCTCCGGAGTTTCTGATTCCCCCGTCTGCTATAATAGCGACGTCGCGGTCTGTCTTTGCGCACTCAAAGATCGTATGCAATCCTGGTACGCCATGGCCAGTCTGTATACGGGTAGAGCAGATAGAGCCGCCGCCGATGTTACAGCGTACAGAATCAGCACCCCAGTCAGCAAGATCATTGACCCCTTGCAAGGTGGCTACATTGCCGGCCATCAGGTGGATATCCGAGCCGAATTCTGCCCTCAGGTTTTGAAGGGCCTCCTTCATCATTATGTGATGGCCGTGAGCGACATCTAAACACAAGAATGATACCTGTGCGCTAACCAAAGATAGGGCCCGGGACATATAATCGTCGGTAATCCCAATCGCGGCGCCGACAAGGCCGGCCGAGCCCTTAAGCTCAGTCGCCATATCTTGCGCCATGGACACAAATCTAGATTGCATTTCAATCGAGTTGTAGCGATGAATCACGGAGGTGCCGCCGCTAATACCAATGGCGATCGCCATGGCAGCCTCGGTGATGGTGTCCATCGGAGAGGCGATTACTGGCAGCTTGAGTGCGACGTTGTTCCCCAGGTCAGTCGAAATAGACACTTCGGAGCGGCTTTTAATGTCAGAATACTGGGGCGCCAGCAACACATCGTCGTAGGAAAAAGTTTCTTGCATTATTTTTCTCCATCCGTCTTCTTATTTTCCATTGACTTTCTGTATGCCGCAGATCTCTTGAAGAGTTCAGCCTCTGTTATTGCTCGGCCTGGCGTGCTATCTTCTGGTGGAGGGGCCTGCGGGGGCGGCTGCGCCTTGGGCGGAGGACTAATCACAGCACCCCACCTGCTCTTCAGTGTGGTGAAGGAACTCTCTAGGATAGCGTACTCCCCCAAAGCTTGGCGGATCTCCTCAAGCGTGGCGTTGCTGTCTCCTAATAAATTGTCAATCTTGTTGTATAGCTCAAGGTGATGTGCGTTAAGATATAGTAACACTGCTTCATATTTTCTTTTCTTGTTTAAACTCATGTTATTTTTCCTCTTCAATAAATTGTTTAATTTCATTAACTGTGTACCAAGTCTTCTCGTTGGGCTTTGTCGGATCCCCCAAGATTCTCACCTTCGGCTTGCGAGGCGTACTGTACGTCTTGATAAGTGATATCGTTGGCACACCGTTAAAGTTTAACTGCTTCTCAATACTCGGATGGCTATCCACATTGAAAGCGAAGAAGTGGATATCTTCGTAACTTTCGGCATTGGAAATATCATGATAGTATTCCTTAAGGTTGTGGCAAAGGTGGCAATCGTTTGAGTAAAACTTTATAACGCAAGTTGCGTCTTCCTTAACCTTACCGGCAATAATTTTCTTTAAACCATCAATGGTTATTCTAGACACGCTCATTTTCTAATACTCCTTTTGCTTTCTCGATACAATGCGGACAGAACAGCCTGACCACCTCTTGCTTCACAACGACGCTCCACGAGTTGACCATCTCTCTGTCCTGTTTATCAAATGGTTCTGCGCATGCGTCACATTTCTGTGGCAACTTGCCAAAGTGGGAAATTTTTTCGGCGAGGTTTTCGCTGACATCCTTCCCCATCTGTTTTGCTAAGGCTCGGCGCTGCTGTCGGCTCATCGGTTAATCCCCTCGACGCGCCAAAGTTCATCGCCGCCGTCGAATACAACCACTGCTGATGGGAATGGTGCCGGGTTCTTGGAATCACCAAACTTTAGGCGGCCCTTCACAAAATGAATCTCTGAGGCCTTCATAACATAGTCATGCCAATACCTTGTATCGGTTCTTGCTGGGATGAGCATCACGACTTTAGTTCCTGTGTTCATTGCTTCATTATAACCCTTTGCAATCCACTTGTCAATACCTCTTCCGTATGGTGGGTTCACAAAGGACGTGAAGCCTTCCCAACTCTTACCCAGGCCGTCTTCAGCTTCGGTAAAAAAGTTAGCACACTTTGTATTATGGGTGCTCGCGCAAGGGTCCAAGTCAAAGGGTCCGAAGCGCCAGTTTAACTTATCAAAAAAGTCTTGTGGGGTTGCCCAGTTGCCAGTGGCAGAGCTAAACATTGTTTTTTGTGTATCTTTATTCATTGTTTTCCTTTAAAAGTTGTTTAAGATGTTCTTCGGGGTTTTTGTTGTTTAGTTTGATTCCCCATTCTTTCACGTCAGAGACACTGATGCCGGGATCGTTTATGCGGGAGCCAAACAGGTTCTGCTTAGTGAGCCTCTCAAGCTCCTCTTCGTCCCAGCCCTGGTCTAACAGGTGTTGCCTGGCTCGATTCCAAGAGTCCATGCCGGCGCGACCAGCGTGGCCTTGGTTTTGTTTGGTGATGACTTTGTCATAGAACGGCTCCAAGTCTTTCTGGAAACATACATAGTGCTCCACAAACTCGCCGTCCTCGGTAACCGTACTGAACAATGAAAAGTCAAAACCTTTTTTCCAAGCTTGTACCTTCATGGCCCCCATCCTACTAGAGGTAGAGAAGCTACCACGAGACACGCTAGTGCTCTTCAGTTCGCACCTGAACTCTTTGCCCTCAACAATGAGGGAGCCATCAGGTACATACTTGTTTGAACGACCAGGGCCCGGTGTCATGCCGAAGCGTTGAAGTTGCTTGTTTTCGATCTTGTCGTCTTGACGAGTTCTATTCACCTGTACTCCCTAGGGCACCATCGCCACGGCCGCTGATCGTAATAGCTTCAGCATAAAGCTCCTCTGTCGTTGATTCTTGCGCGTTGAAATGTACCACCGGGGTCATCACAAGCTGTGCAATTTTATCGCCCGGAGTGACGAACTGGGGCTCTCTACCGATGTTGTGAAGATCGACGAATACCTCTCCGCTATATCCAGAGTCAACAACGCATGCTCCAACAATCAGTCCTCGGCGAGCAGCTACACCAGAACGATTCTTTACCTCCAACATATAGCCGTGAGGTATACCAAATTTAAGCCCAGTGGGGAACAAGCTGGATGTTCCTGGCGACAGCCACTTGCCAGCAGCATTTGCTTCTTCTGGGCAATAGAATACATCAAGGCCGGCATCAGAGGGGTTGGCGCGCTGGGGTGTTCGTGAGTTGTGGCGAGTCTTAGAATATTGAATAATCAACTCTCACCTCCATCATTTCCAGAAATCATATTAAAGTTCTCAACAACTTCGTCGATGTTGACCTTGCCTTTAAAAAGGCGATACGCCTTTACGGCTGCTCGAATCTCATCAGTATCTAGCCAGCCATTTTCACGAAATTCAGTTCGTAAGTCACGCTTCTGATCCTTATAAGGCTCCATAGCCTCCTCAATTGCTACCAAGGAACGAATATATTCCCTAACGTAGCGCTTTCTCTCTTCATTTGTTGTGGCCATGTGACCCTCCTTTTGTGTTTACTATATTAATATAACAGATGTTGGACGTAATGTCAACAACTTATTCTGTATGAATCTGAAAAACTTGTCGGATAAAATTTCTTATCAAGTGATCTCTCTCTTCGTCACTCTCAAGTTCTGAGAAAATGAAGTTGTATGTAGACTTGGCGTGCATGACTCGTTGTTCAATTTCAATGTTCTCTTTCTTCATCCAGCGTGTTTGCTGGGAATAATTTTTGGGGGTTGATATTTTTAATTGTGTGGCAATATCAAGTAAAACATAATATTTTCTGTCCTCAAGTGACTTCTTGGCTTTTTGGAACATATTTATGCTGGTCTGGCGTTCTGCTGCTGAGATATCACTCTGCAGTCTGTCAGGGTGAATCTTAAGGGCGATTCGCTTA